ACTGCCAAAGAATACAATATTGCGCTTAAAACGTTTAATAATGCTAAACAAAACGATATATTTAAAGGTTTGTTAATGCAAACTAACGAAACCGAAAAACATATAGAATGGAAATACAAAGATGTTAAGTATCACGGCTTTTGTGATATGGTTGGCGATGACTTTATAGCTGACATTAAAATAGTACAAGATGCTGGTGAAAAGTTTGCAAGAGATTTAATGTATAATAATTATAGTTTACAAGCTACAATGTATTTAACAGGCTTACCTAAAAAAGATTATTATATTATTGCAATAGAAAAAACAGCACCATATAATGTACAAGTGTATAAATTTGGTGAACAGATTTTAAATAATGCAAATAGAAAATATTACTATTTAAATGAAGCATATAAAGATTGGGATGGCTGTCCACAAAGCTATTCAAGTGGGATTGTTACAATAGGTGAAAATGAATTTATAAGTGTTTAATAATAAAAAATAAATAAAATGATAAACTTAAATGAATATGAATTAGATTTTATAAGAATATTACTTAAAGAATATATTGAAGATGAAAGTATTACTGATATCAATGAAATGACTTTTTTAGTTGAAATGTTTAATAAAATAGAAAATAAATGGTTTGAAATAAGAACTGTTGAAAAAAAAGAAAAAAATAAAGCTAAATTAAATTAACAATAAAAAATAAATAAAAATGAGTACAGAAAAAACAACATACTGCGGAAGCGGTAAAAAACAAAGTGAAACTTGGTTAAAAGCTACTATCAATATTGATAAGATTAAAGACCATATAGAAGAATTTAAAGGACATAAATTTGTTAGGCTTAATATTAATATAAAAGATGAAGCGGACCAGTTTGGTAAAGACGTTAGTATAAGTATTGATACTTGGCAACCTGAAGAACAAACAGCACCAGCAAAGCAAGAACAACCAAAAGAAGAAGAAGGTGATGACTTACCTTTCTGAATAGATTACTTTAAAAAAAGAGGTTGGTATGAAGTTAAATGAAAAACTAAGCGAATTAATACAAGAGCTATTAATATTAGGTTATACAATACCTGACTTAGCTGATAATTGGGGTGTAAGTAAAAATAATTTAACAAGTAAATATAATGTAGTAAAAAACAAAAATAAGTACATTAAGAAAGTTAAATTTCACGGAAAAGAAGAACCTTATTACACTAATGAGTTTGATTATGGCAACATACCAGCCTATACTTTTGAAGAACTTAGCTTTAGAGAAAAGCAATTTTATTATAACAATTTAACAAACAATAATTAATGAAACATTGTAGTAACTTTTCACACGATTTAAAACTTGGTTTATATGGTGAGGGCTTACTTAGTGATATTCTTAAATTAAAAGGTGATAAAATAGAAGTTAAAACAGACTATGGCGCACAGAAAACAGGCAACTTATTTATCGAATACGAAAGCAGAAATAAATTAAGTGGTATAGCTACAACTAAAGCGCACTACTGGGCTTTTTTAATAAGCAACGAACAAATAATAATTATCGAAACCAACAAACTTAAAACACTTTGTAAAAGCAAAAACTTAAGGCGTGTTAATGGTGGCGATAATAACACAAGCAAAGGAATTTTATTACCTTTAAATAATATACTAAACAAATGATAGAACTACCTTACTTTAAATTCTTTCCTAGTCAATGGGTAACAGGCGACATTAATTATTTAAGCTATGAATTACAGGGCGCATTTATACAAGCGTGTTGTCATTATTGGAGTAAAGACTGCGATATGACTTATGATAAATTAACAATGCGTATAGATAAAAAATACATAGACGAATTAATTAAAAACAAACTAATAATAAACAACAAAAAAATAAGTATTAAATTTATGGATGAACAACACAAAGAACGAAAACAAGCACACGAAGATAGAGTAAAAAATGGGCGTAAAGGTGGTAATGCTACAGCTAAGCTACAGCGTAGCTCAAGCGACACTACAGCATTAAGAAAAGATAAAAAAAGAAAAGAAAAGAAATTTAGCGACCCAGCACTAAACAACGAACAAGGAATTAACGAATTTTTAAAACAAAGAAATGATAGTAAAGCCGCTAACTGATTTACAATACTTAAAAGACTTTCACGCTGGTAAAATAAAAAAGGGCTTAGGTATAGGAAATGACTTAGATGATTATATACGTTTTAAAAAAGCACAATTTGTAATGATTAACGGCTTACCAAATGTAGGTAAAACACGCTTTTTATTATGGTACTTTTTAGCTTTAAGTGTTAAGCATAATTTAAAATGGTGTGTATGGTCAGGCGAAAACCAAAGCGGACAGCTAAAACGTGATTTAATACAAATGTATTTAGGGCAAAGTTTTAAAGACTTAGACGAAAGTTTATTAGGAATGTATTTAAGTAAGATAGAAAACTGGTTTACTTTTATTGATAATACTAAATTATATAGCCATAACGACATATTAAATTTATTTGCTGATGTAAAATGTAATGGTTGTTTAATAGACCCTTATACGGGCTTAAACCACGACAGGGTAAAGATAAGCCAATACGATAGAAATTATAATTTTTGTAATGACGTTAGAGAGTTTACAAACAGAACTAAAAAAACTGTATATGTTAATACACACCCACAGACTGAAGCATCGCGTAGAGTATATCCTGACAATCATACTTTAGGTGGCTATACACAAACACCAAGAATGAGCGACACAGAAGGCGGTATAGCTTTTGGCAATCGTGCAGACGATTATATGACAATCCACAGGATGACCAACCACCCAGATTTATGGATGATGACAGAAGTAACTATAGGTAAAATTAAAGACGTAGAAACAGGCGGCAAATGTACTTTTGATGCTTTGCGTTTTGATTATAATAACGGGCTTGGTTTTACTTTAGGTGGCGTTAATGTATTTAACAAAAAAGCAATAATAGACGAATTTGACACAACAAGCGAAGAAACTTTTATATGAATACTTTAGAAACAATACTAAGAAAGAATAAATTACATATATTAATAATACAAGCAGAACAAAAAGCTAAAACAAAAAAGCAGTTTAAAGCGTTAGAAGTATTAAAAGATACGTTAGCACTACTTAACGAACAAAGTGGCTTTATAGACGCTTTAAATAAGCATATAGGACAACTTAAATACGATAACAGTAAGTTAATGTTAGACAATGCTATATTAAAAAAAGAAGTTAAAGACTTAAAACAATTTTTAAATGACTGAAATATATATATTAATAACTTTAGTTTGTGCTATGTGCTTTGTATTTGGAGTATTAGCGGGAATGAAGATAAATGAATAAAACCAAAAGAAGATGAAGTTTAAAACAAAAACTCAAGTAAAAAAAGAAGCAGAACAATCACGTGAACAATTAACCTGGTTATTCATTATTATAGGAATGATAGCTATTGTTTTAAGTGCTGTTCTATAAAACCAAAAGAAGATGAATGCAAAACAAAAAGGCAATAGGTTTGAAAGGCAAGTAGCCAAACAAATTAATAAGAAGTTTGAAAGTGCTAACTGTAGAAGGACACCTTTAAGTGGTGGTATGGACTTTAAAGGTGACATCTGTTCAATTAATGATAACAGTATAGTAAGTGAATTTAGTTGGGAATGTAAGAACCAAGAAAAGCTAAACATTTGGAAGGCTATAAAACAAGCTAAGAATGATGCACCTCAACGGGCTATGCCTGTGGTCGTGTTCACTCGCAATTTTGAAACTGAATATGCCTGTATTGAATTTGAGGATTTTTTAAACATATTAAAAGAATTGGAGGATTTAAGAAATGAAAATACTTAATTTATATGCTTGTTTAGGTGGCAACCGCTACAAATGGAATGAAGTAAAAAGTGATATAGAAGTTACTGCTGTAGAATTAGACCCAGAGTGTGCAAGACTATACCAGGAAAGATTTCCTAATGATAAAGTAATAGTTGCAGATGCACACAAATATTTGTTAGACTATTTTGATGAATTTGACTTTGTTTGGACTTCACCACCTTGTCCAACTCATAGTAGATTAAATTCAATGATAATTAAAAATACTGGTAAAGTTAGATACCCTGATATGAAACTTTATGAAGAAATAATAATTTTAAAAAAATGGTTTAAAGGTAAATTTGTAGTTGAAAATGTTATTCCTTATTATGAGCCTTTAATACCTGGAATTAAAAGAGATAGGCACATTTAATGGACAAATTTCAATTTACCTAATGATTTAGGAGATAGAAAAAAAACAGATTTAACAAAATTATCATTAAAAGAATTACAACAATTTCATAAAATAGATTTAAGTAATTATAATGGAAGTCAATTAAAAGATAAAATTGCCAGAAACTTAGTAGATTATGAAGCTGGTAAAACAATATTTGAAACTGCTTTAGGAATTATTAACAAACAAAATACAACACAACAAACACTATTCTAATGAATGAAGTATTAAACAAAATAGCAACCATTATAGAGCAATACAATGAAACAAGCATAATGGATGGTAAAACATTAAACAAGCAACTTAAAGAACTAACAGCACGTTTATATTATATAGAAACATTAAGAACAAAAGCACACCAAGACTATGAAGCAGTAATACATAACAAAGTAGCTGAAGGCTTTAGTGTAGCAAGGGCAACCAATGAAGCTAATGTACAAGTGCCTAATATGTATATGCTTAGAAAATTAACAAGTGCTGGTTATCGTGTATGTGATGCTATGCGAACTAATATTAGTTTTTTAAAAAGTGAGATAAATAATGTCGAAAAAAATTATTAATTTTGTTATATGTCAACCGCATTAATTAAAAAGTTAGAAAACTTTATTTTGTTTGTAGCAAAAAAATACAATGTAATTGATAGGCAAGACTTCAAACAAGATGTTTTATTGTTACTATTGCAAAAAGGGGAAAACTTTATACAAGACCTAGAAAACGAAAACAGTTTAAAGCGTTATGTTTATAAAGTATGCTTATTTCAAATAATAAGCGAGCGCAGTAAATACAAAAAGCAGTATGAAATACCAAGCCACTTTAAGGACTTAAGCGAAGTACATAACTATAAAAATACTTGCTTTAAAGACGAAGTATTAAACGACTTAATTAATAGCTTAAAAGGAACGGACAAACTACTTATAGAACACCTACTATTATGTAGAGGCATAAAGAGTTGCTTAAGTAAAAAAAGCGATATAAGTAATAGCACTATTAATTTAATGGTAGATGATTTAAGTGAACGTATTAAAAAGAACTGGCAACTAAACGAATTTTATGGATAATTTTGTAATAATGATATTAATAATTACCTTTGTGACAAGTTGGGTCGACTATGTACGACCAATGATTAATAAATTAGATTTTAAGCCCTTTAATTGTGCTTTCTGCTTATCCTTTTGGATAAGTATTCTTTCGTTTGTTTTGTTTGAGGAGTGGGTTTTATTATCCACTCCTTTTTTTATTAGAATTATTGAACGTAGATTATTATGACAAAAGAAGAAGTTATTATACTATATAATAAAGCGCATAGCTTTCCAAGTTTTGTTAATATTGCTTGGCTTAGAAGTGAGTTAGAACCAGTATTAAAAGAAATTAACCCTACTATGCGTATTAGTTGGGCGTGTAATAATTGCGTTAAAACACAAATGAACATACTTCACGGCTGGTTACAACGCCAACCAAAACAAGTAACTAAACAACCTACTAAACGTAAAACAACTAAAAAACGTAATGCCAAAAAGCAAGCTAAGAAATAAGATTGAATACGGCTACTACATTGATGAAGATGGCTTGTATTTTAAAAGCAAACAAGACGGCAAAACAATAGAATGCTTTGATATTAATGGCGTTGCTAATGTTAGTACAGATTTTATAGGATTAAACTTATTACATTTATGTTATATAACTAATGAAAATGATGAATTTTATGACGACTTTTGATAACGAATTAATGAAACGCAGATTAACATATAAAGGAAACAGGGTTTACATTAAACACTTAACTAGCAAATATGCTTTAGTAAGCTATAATAATACTGGTAGTAAAAAGTTTAAAGTAGATGTAAAAGACCTGGCTAAATTAGATGCTTAATAAAGAGCAAATAAAAGAGCTAAAACAACAGCACGGAAGCAAGGCTGTTAATATATTTATGCGCTTTGAAAAGGCACGTTTAAAACACAAATACTTACCAACTAACTTTATACTAAGCGTTATTAATAATAGTGAACCTTTGCCAGTTAATAAAAATATTACAAGACGAATTAAAAGAACGTACAAAAGGCAAACACAAAAGTTCTTGGTTAATAGCTCAATTGCAAGTAATACAAGAAAGCAATAGAGAGCTACCTAAATGGGTTAAAGACTTGATTAAACAATATGAAAAGGATAAGTAGCTACCAAAGGTTAAAACACAAAAAGCTAAATGCTGAAAAGGAATTAGAACATATTAAAGATGACTTAGAAGCTATTATACTAAGACCATACAGCAGTAGAGCAAAAAATGTAAGACAAGAAATTAAACTAAAGTATGAATGAATTGTTTATATTGTAATAAAGAGTTAATACATTCAGGTGACCATACTTATGAAGATTATGGTATTGATGGTGATGGCATTGTAAGTAATTTAACTTGCCAAGATGAAAATTGTGAAGTTAAAACAGTAATAGTATATATAGAAATAAATGAGTAAAAAACTAACACCTAAGCAAAGAAAATTCGCTGAAGAGTATGTCAATACAGGCAACGGCTCTGAAGCGTATAGACGTGCTTATGATGTTAAGCCTAATACAACAATAGACAGCATAAAAGTAAGAGCAAGTGAACTTCTTAAGAATAGTAACATATTAGTAACTATTGAGCAGCTACAGGAACAACAAGCTAAGAAGTTTGAAATAACACGTTCAGACGTTGCTAAAGGCTACTTAGAAATAATACAAGCGTGGCGTAGTTTAATGCAGTTAGCAAGCAAGGAAACACTTACAAAGGACGAAAAGCAGAAATTCTATTTGCTTAAAGAAATGGTTAAAGGCTCAGACTATCGTGGTGCTTATGATAGCCTGGCTAAGATGTTTGGATTAAATGAACCTGACAAAGCACAAATAGACCAAACAATAAGAGAAATACAAGTAGTTATAAATCGTGGAAGTAACGGCAATATTTGAGCGCAACTTTGACAGCACGGCTAAAATAGTTGTCAATCGTGGTGGTACACGTAGCAGTAAAACATATAGCATAAATCAAATATGCGCCCTATGGCTTATAACTGGCAAGTATGGTGATAATGAATACCTAAGTGAAGGAACGTGGACAAGCGTGCGTAAATACAGAACTAATTTAGATGGTACTATAATACGCGACTTTGAAGAAATATTAAAGTCTAATAATTGGTATGATATAGTACAACACAATAAAACTAAAAAGACTTATAAATTTAGAAATAGGTTAGTAGAGTTTATAGGTGCAGATGACCAGCAAAAGCTACGTGGTGCGAAGCGTAATATATTATACTGTAATGAAGCCAATGAGTTAGAATACAAACAAGAGTTTTTTCAGTTGTTAATGCGTACTGAAAATAAAATATTCGTTGACTTTAATCCTGATGACGAACAAGTATGGATTAACCAAGAACTTGAAATAAAGCGTTCTAAAGAGGTTGGTGATGTTGATGTAATAGTAAGTAACTATAAAGATAATATATACCTACCTAAAAGCCTTATTAAAGAAATAGAGTACCTACAGCAAACAGATAAAGAATTTTGGAAAATATACGGGCTTGGCGAGTATGGTAATATAAGCGGCATAGTGTTTGAAAATGTTAAATACGTTGATACAATGCCAGACTGTAAACTTGTAGCCTATGGCTTAGATTTCGGCTATTCGTTAGACCCAAGTGCCTGCGTAGCTGTATATCGTAAAGATGACGAACTATATTTAAAAGAAATACTATACGAAAAAGGATTAACTAACCAGGACTTAGCTAACAAGTTAAAACCTATTGTAGAACGAGCTGAATTGGTGTGTGATAGCGCAGAACCTAAAAGCATCGAGGAATTATACAGGATGAATATCAACGCCAAGGGCGCAGTAAAAGGAAAGGATAGTATATTAAACGGGATAGACATATTAAAGCGTTTTAAAATAAACGTAGTAAATAGCAGTAACTTAAAAAAGGAATTTAGGTCTTATAAATGGGCTGTAGATAAATACGGCAATAGTCTACAAAAGCCCGTAGATAAATTTAACCACTTATTGGATGCTTTGCGTTATGTAGCTTTAATTCACTTAAAAAAGCATAATAGAGGCTGGTATGGAATACGTTAAATAAACTTTTTTACAGAGGTACATAAAAAAAAATTAAAAATATATTTGGTTTGTATATATATTTATATTTATATTTGTGTAAACAAACAAAGAAAAAATGGGAACAATAACAACAGTATTAATAACAGAAATTGAAAACATACATACAGGTAAATTAGATATAAGTAGAAATATTATGATGTTTCCTAATGAAGAAAGTAAAAAAGAATATAAACAAAAAATGTTAAAAAATTATCAAGGAATGGAAATGCGTTCTAATTATAGATTATCAAGATTATATTATATTTCTAAATAAATAATAACAAAAGGGTTTCTGACGAGAAACTAACAAAAGGGAGCAGCATCTTTTTATATGACAAACTGCAAGACAAAAAACAAGAGCCATCCAAAAGGGTGGCTTTTTTTATCTGTAAATCCTAGCATTACTATAGCATTACTACAGCTATACTACAGCGAAGCTACAGTAACCCTTTAGCATTAAGAAAAGAAAAGATAAGAAAAGATACATACAAGTATCTTTATTCATTCATACGTTAAACAACAAAAAAGCGTTAAATTAAAATAAAGCGTTTTAAGGCGTTGTTTTTAGCTTAGATATATAAGTATATAGTTTTATTATTATAATTGCTTAGAAGCGTTTAAAATAGTGTTTAAACGTGTTTTAGTGTTTATGTTTAAGTCTGTTAATTAACTTAAATAAAATAATTAAGCGTGTTTTGTAAATATTAAATAATTTGTTATATATACTAATATGAAGATAACAATACCCACAAATTGGGATGACATAACGCTTGAAAAGTATATTAACTTACGACCAGTATTAAATACTGAAATGAAGCCAATAGACCGCATAATAAATACTTTATGCATACTTACAGGTGAAAAGAAAGAAACTATAAGAAATATAAGTTTAGAGCAGTACCACGACTTAATAGAAAAAATGAAGTTCTTAAATACTGAATTACCTAACAAGCTAAAAGCCAAACGCTTTAAAGTAGGTGGCAAGTATTACGAATTTCAGTTAGACGCTAAGAAGCTATTATTTGGAGAGTATATAAATGCTATGGAATTACTACAAGACGCAGCTAATAATGAAGAAGTTATATTTAACAATTTGCACAAAATACTTACTACGATATGCCGACCAGTTGAGAAGAAGCGGCTTAGGTGGCAAAATGTTAAAGTAGATGGTGAAGTAATACGCCAAACAGCAGACAACTTTTTAAAGAATATGCCAATAACAATAGCTTATCCAATAGGTGTTTTTTTTTACAATCACTTACAGCACTTAATGGACGATACAAAAATTTATTTGATGCAGAAAGCAAACAAGACAATGAAGCAAGTAAGAAAGGAAATACAGGATTTGGAGAGCGCTGGAGTTGGTGGGCAACGCTTGATAACTTAACAAATAGTAGAATAGATAAATGGGATACGATATTAAGTTATGAAGTTATTAAGGCTTTAAATATAGTAGCTTATTTTAGTGACAAACAAAAGCACGAAGCACATATACATAGAGAACAGATGCAAAAAATGAAACGTAGATAATGGCTTTAGATGAAAGTATATTAGGATTTAGCATTGATGATGTGCAAGTTGTAGATAAGCCCGTTAATATGGCTCAAGTATTAAACAACTTAGCCGCTGACGTTGTTTATTGTTTACAGCAAAATATAGCAAATCACAATATTAAAGACACAGGCGAATTATATAATAGTATAAAAATGCCTATTACTGTATTTGGAACAACGTTAACAGCTACGCTTTATTTAGAAGATTATTTCGACTATGTTAATAAGGGTGTAAAAGGTGCTGGTGGTACAAGAAAGACTGACGGAGAAACAGCATTTACAGGACCTAAGATACCACAATCACAAAAGAACGCGCCTTGGATTATACGCGCACCAAATAGCCCGTATGCTTTTACTAATAAGCGACCGCCAATAAGTAAATTAAGACAATGGTGTAACACAAGAAATTTGCCTGTATTTGCAGTACAAGAAAAAGTATTTAGGCAAGGTATAAAGCCACGCCCATTTTATGACGAATGTATTGAACAAAGTTTTAGCGGTGCAACTTGGGAACAGTTTAAAGACCAAATACAAGTAGTTAGTGCTAAGAACATAACACGCGAATTAAAAACAAGTTTAACAAGCGGTAATAAAACTCAGGGCTTCGGGCCTCATCAAAAATAAACTATGGCAATAACAAGCGTAACATACGAACCACAAGACTATAGAACAGTTTACAATCCTATTGAATACGTTGCAACAAGTAACCAAACAGCGCAAAGTAGATTTAAATACTTATTCGATGTATATGACGGAGCAACACAAATAGCAAGTTTAAAAGTACCAGCAGACCCTAGCGGATATGGGCGTGCTGATGTTCACGGCATTTGTGAAAGCTACATTAAAACAGACTTAGGTATAATTAACACAGGCGCAACAGCAGACGCATTTACAGACAACGAAAACAGCTATAAAGAATTTACTGTTAAAATTGGTGAAGAGTGGTTTGTAGGTAGTACATTAAATTCAAACCCTGACCAAGAGATAAGAACTGTAATTACTTATAATGGTTGCTTGCCTAATTATAGAGTTAATAGTGTAAACTTTGCAGACTATCAAACAACTAACTACTATCAGCGTTTTGTTAACAATGCTAATACAAGGCGCTTTTTAACTAATGCACCTAAAGGCACAGGCGCTAATGGTAATAATCAAAGCGTAGAAATTACAGATGAAGGTTGGTTATACTTTTTATATGATGACGCTTCACACGCTTTGACTGCTTTTGATTTAACGCTTTATAATGCTGCTGGTGGCGTTACTGCTATATACCAAATTAATGTACCAGCAATTATATTAACAGATATTAAGATGCTTAAAATACCTTTTGCACCTAATAGTATAAATAATATATTACCTGCTCAAATAAACACTACACCAGCACAGCCAATAATAACAAATGAAACAAGCTATAAAATAGTATTAAAAAATGGTGGTGCAGCAAGTGAAGAAATTTACTTTAATATAGATAATGAGTGTAGGTATGAAGTAAGGCGCTTAGAGTTCTTAAATGCCTTGGGTGGCTTTGATTGTTTTAACTTTACTAAAGTAAGTAAAAAGAGCGAAGATATACAGCGTAAATTTTACAAACAAAATGCAGATAATTTAAATGGTAGTGGTGTAATAGATTACAATTTAGCAGACAGAGAAAAGGTACAATACTATACAAAGTCAATGCCTAAAATGAAGCTAACAAGTGATTGGATAGACGCACAGACATTTAATTGGTTGTTAGAACTTATAGACAGCCCTGAAATATATTTACACGAAAACGGAGAGCGCATAGCAGTTAAAAACATTCAAGGCAATTGGGAAGAAAAACGCGCTAATGTTGACAGGACATTTAACTTAGAAGTTAATTTAGAATTTAGTATAGATAATTATAGACAAAGATTTTGATAAAAGAAGAACTATATATTAATAATGAGCGCGTTGAATTGCTACAAAGTTTAAATCCTAATTTAACTTTTAATATAGCGGATATTGCCAAGCCCGACCAACGTAAAAGCGACTATAGTAAAACTATACAACTTCCAGCAAGTAAAAAACTGCGTAAGATATTTGAAAACATATTTGAAGTAAATATAGACTTACAAACTTTTAACCCTAATTTAAAAACTGATGTACTTTATTTAGTTGATGGTGAAATTAATTTAGATGGTTATTTACAACTAAAGCAAATTAACATATTAGACAATGACGACATAGTATTTGAATGTACTATAATAGGGCGTATAGGTAACTTTATAAACGACTTAGGAGCAAAGGAATTAACAGACTTAGACTTCACAGCATTAAACCATACTTACGATAAAGCAGCACAGACTAACACCTGGAACTATCCACTTACAACAGACTATGCTTATCCAATGGTTAACTATGATATTAATTACGCTGGGCAGCCATTTACGGAAACTTGGAATGTAGAAGATTTTTATCCTGCAATAACAGCCAAGCAATATATAGACAATATGTTTTTAGATGCTGGCTATAGTTATACTTCTACTTTTTTAAATAGCACTTATTTTGAAAACTTAATAATACCATTTAGTTCTAAGAATTTTGCACTTACAGAAACAGCTATTAACAATAGAATATTTGAAGCTAATACGCCACAAATACAGTCAACAAGTTTAGACTATGTATATGCTTTAGAAAAGAATGATGACTTTAGCTTTGATGATGAAGCAATAAAAAACACTAATGAAGTTTATGATGTTAGCAACGTACACAATATAACAACAGGAATTTATACACCTAAC